TACCGCAGTCGAAGGTTGGAGATAAGGAAGATTTAATTAGTGCTTTTGATTGGGCTTCAACATCCAAGCATGTAGACTATATTGGTGTGTCTATCCTTGGTGTTCCTAATGCATATGGTGTAGAGAAAGGTAACAAACTTCAACGATTTGTTGCTCGTTTCATGTTCATGCAAGAGTTATATGACCGTGGCATCCTTCAACGTATCCGAAACAACAAAAAGAAGATCCACTTCTTAGGTATGGTCGATGGTCCAAATGAAATTAAGTTGATGGAGCCATATAGAGATTATATTGACACTTGGGATAGTAGTGCTGCTATTTGGTTAGGGTTGAATGGTGGAACATTTGATGGAAGTCCAACTGGTATCTTTGATGGTAAGTTTGAGAAGGAAGTGGACTTTGATCTCAAGCAAGCTGATACACCAATTGACTTTTACCGTATGGCAAAGTATAATATGGATTACATTGATACAATTGTAACCAAATATTTAAATGATGATCCGGGGTATTGATATGGCAGAAGTGAAATATAGATTTAGAGAAGATAAGGTCTTGATTGAGGCCTTAAAGTATGTTAATGGAACTTATCAACAGCATTATGTTGGTAAGGAAGAAGTCCAGACAATTGATGTTTGGAATTCATTAGGTAGTGTTGATACTACAGCAAGGGATACTGCTATTAAGTATCTAATGAGATATGGTAAGAAGGATGGATACAATAAAAAGGATTTGCTCAAGGCAATTCACTATATTGTTCTACTCTATCACTTCACACAACCTCAGGAAGACAAGGTATGATGATCCATATTATGGGTGAGCATGGATCTAAGCTCACAAATGTACAACCAGGCGATGTCCAGCCTAATGCTGTTGATCTAAGACTTGGTAAGGTATTTAAGATTAGTAGCAATGTGTGTACTCTTTCTGAGACACAAAAAGGTCATAGAGGTTCTGTTGAACTTCAGCCAGATGAAAATGGTTTTTGGAACCTAGATCAAGGTACATATGAAGTTGTAATGGAAAATATTATTGAAGTAGGTGAAGGAGAAGCTGGATGGGTTATCACTCGTTCTACTCTTAACCGTAATGGTGTCTTCTTAACTTCGGGTCTCTATGATTCTGGCTACCATGGAGTGATGGCTGGTGCAATGCATGTTCATTGTGGACCATTTAGCATTCAGAAGGGTACGCGAGTAGGCCAATTTCTTTTATTCAAGGCTGAGAGTCTACATAAATATGATGGTAGTTATGGCTTAAATAAAGAGCATGATAAAAAGTATGGCGTATAAGTTGATTGAACATAGTAGTGCAATCTTAGAACAAGAATTGCCATTATTTGATTTTCAAAACCCACCCACTGATCCAGAAGAACTTGCAAGGAATCTTTTGGATACTATGCGAGAGCATAAGGGTATTGGGTTATCTGCAAACCAGGTAGGTCTTCCATATAGATTGTTTGTTATGGAAGGAGATCCTGTCTTTGCTTGCTTCAATCCTAAGATAGTAGACGTCTCAGAAGAGATAGTTTCTCTTATTGAGGGCTGCTTATCTTACCCTGGTGTTGCTGTGCCTGTTAAAAGGCCAGCCCACGTTCGTGTTCGATTTACAGCACCTAACGGTAATACAATGACAAGAAAGTTTACTGGTATGACTGCCAGAATCTTTTTGCATGAGTATGACCACCTACAAGGAATCAACTTCTTTAGAAAGATGCACCCAGTGCATAAAGAAAAAGCTCTAAGACAGTTGAAGAAATATACACGTTATTTGAAAAACCAACAGAGGTAATTATAATGAATATTAAGATTGTTAAGTTAGTAAATGGTGACGAGATCATTTGCGATCTACAAGAAACCAAAACAAAGTTAAAGCTCAATAAGCCATTGCTTCTTGCTTTCCAGGAAAACCGTTTGGTGTTTGTTCCATTTATGCAGTACACAACAGCAATGGAAGGTTTTGAACTCCTTCCAGCAGGTGTTCTATTTGTTACGAATCCAGTTGATTCGTTGATTAATGATTATCAGATGGCTACCAGCCAGATCGTAACTCCTCCACAGGCTGTAGGTGGTAAGAAGAGTCTCCTTCGCGCCGTGGAGTAATAAACAATGGAAATTAAAATTGAAGTAGAAGAGTTGCGGAAGAGGTCACTCTTTATAGCAACCCCAATGTATGGCGGCCAGTGTCACGGTAACTATACTCGCTCAATGTGTGACTTAACTGCACTTTGCGTGAAGTATGGTATCAACATGAAGGTCTATTATCTTTTTAACGAATCACTAATCACAAGAGCTCGTAACTATTGTTCTGATGAGTTTATGAGAAGTGACTTCACCCACATGATGTTTATTGACTCTGATATTGGATTTGATCCTAACGATGTTATTACATTGTTGGCTCTTCAGTCTGATGAGTCACAATTTGACATTATCGGTGGTCCATATCCTAAGAAGTGCATTTCATGGGAAAAGGTTAAGCAGGCTGTTGATAAGGGTGTTGCAGATGAGAATCCAAATGCTCTTGATCAGTTTGTTGGTGATTATGTATTCAACCCAGTTATTGCTAAGGAAGGCCCAACTCAGATCAAGCTAAGTGAGCCAGCTGAGGTATTAGAGATTGGTACTGGCTTTATGATGATTCGAAAGAATACATTCAAGAAGTTCCAAGAAACATTCCCATATCAGTCTTATAAGCCAGACCATGTTCGTACGGCTCATTTTGATGGATCAAGAGAGATCTTCGCATTCTTTGATACACCAATTGATGGTAAGAGAATGTATATGGGCGCTGAACTTCGTGCATACTTGGAAGCCAATCCAGGTGCCACACCCGATGATATTGTTAAGTTTGTTGATGATCCTAACAATACTATCCTTAGACAGTATTCTAAGAGATATCTCTCTGAAGATTATATGTTCTGTCAGTGGGTTCGTAATATGGGCTTGAAGGTTTGGTTGTGTCCTTGGATGCAACTAAACCATACTGGATCTTATACATTTGGTGGTAGTCTTGCTGCCCTAGCATCTGTTGGTGCTGCTGCTACAGCTGATGTTTCTAAGATTAAAAAATAACTTGAGGTAATTATATTATGGCATTTGATAAACAAAAAGTGAAAGCAGTCCTTGTTGAAGTTTCAAATTCATTGACCCGCATTGATGCAGAGAAGGAATTCGTTAAGGATGCAATTGATGCTGCATCTAAGATTCATGAGATTCCTAAGAAGACATTAAACAAAATGGCAAAGGTATTCCATAAAAATAACTACGCCCAAGAGTTGTCTTCCATTGAAGAATTTACTACAATGTATGAGAATATTGTTGGTAATACTGAAAAGTGATAAGGGACTTATTATATTATGAAAATTTCTACACAGACCCTACAGGTCTTAAAAAACTTTGCGTCGATTAATCCTAATCTGTTGGTGAAACCGGGAAACGTACTCAGTACAATTAGCACTAATAAAAATATTCTTGCGAAGGCTACGGTTACAGAGTCGTTCCCGGTCTCATTTGCTATCTATGATATGCAACAGTTCTTGGGTGTGATCAGTATCTTTGAAGATCCTGATTTTACGTTTAATGATAACTCTGTAACTGTTTCTTCTGAAGGAAGATCGGTAGAGTATGTTTATGCTAGCCAGGAGATGGTTGTTCACCCTTCTGAGAGTGTAATTCAAAAGATCGCTGTAGCCAATCCTGAGATTACATTTGATCTTACCGCCCAGGGCCTTAACGAAGTAATTAAGGCTACAGCTATCCTACAGCTTGATAAATTGAATGTCATTAGTAATGATGGCAAGGTTAATGTTGTTGTTGCTGACCCTAAGAACCCATCCTCCAATAAGTTCTCTCTTACAGTCAACGGCACCGCTAATGCAGACCTAGCAATGGCATTTGCCGCTGAGAACTTGAAGTTGATTGCTGGAGACTATAAGGTTAATATTTCATCCAATGGTGTGAGTTCATTCAAGAACGATAAGCTAAACCTAGAATACTTTATTGCTGCAGACGTTAAGTCGAAGAAGGCTTAATTTATGCTAGAAGAAGTATTATGGGTTGAAAAATACCGTCCTCGAACTATATCTGATTGTGTCCTACCTAAGGACATCAAGAAGACATTCCAAGCATTTATTGATAGTGGCACTATCCCAAACTTGCTACTAACTGGTACCCAGGGTACTGGTAAGACGACTGCTGCCAGAGCAATGTGTGAGCAGCTCAAGTGTGACTATATCATCATTAACGGTTCCATGAATGGTGGTATCGATACATTAAGAAATGAGATCCAACAGTTCGCTAGTACTGTATCGTTTGGGGGTGGAAGAAAGATGGTCATCCTAGATGAGGCTGATTATCTCAACGCTCAATCCACCCAGCCAGCTTTGAGAAACTTCATGGAAGAGTTCTCAAAGAACTGTGGATTCATTCTAACTTGTAACTTCAAGTCCAGAATCATTGAACCATTACATTCTAGATGCTCTATTGTTGAGTTTAAGATCCCTCCTAAAGAGAAGCCATTGCTTGCCGGTGAGTTCTATAAGAGAACCATCAAGATTCTCGAAACTGAGAATATCAAGTTTAATAAGAATGTTGTTGGTGAGCTGATTGCTCGCCACTTCCCTGACTGGCGAAGAGTACTCAATGAGCTTCAGCGGTATAGCGTTGGTGGTGAGATTGATTCTGGTATACTTGTTAACCTATCTGATGAACACTTCACCAAGCTTGTTACTATCCTAAAGGATAGAAGGTTCAATGATATGAGGAAGTGGGTGGCTGAGTCTAATGACATTGAACCATCTGTCCTTTTTAGAAAGATCTATGATTCGCTATCTACAATTCTTAAAGGGACATCTATCCCACAGGCTATCCTCATTCTAGCTGACTATCAATACAAGGCTGCATTTGTTGCAGACCAGGAAATCAACCTTGTAGCCTGCCTTAGTCAGTTGATGGCAGAGTGCGAATACGTATGAATCCGTTCGACTTTGTAAACGCCATCAATTATACCAAGATTGATGTGGTATCTACCTCGGAAAACCCAGAAA